ACAAGTACTTCGACTTCTACTACGACTACTAGCAGTTCTACTTCAACAAGTACCTCAACTAGTACAACTACAACCAGTAGTTCTACAAGTACAAGTACTTCAACTAGCACAACCACAACGTCTAGTAGTACGTCTACAACGACATCAACATCAACGAGCACAACTACGACAAGTAGTTCAACTAGTACAACAACATCAACTAGCACAACTACGACAAGTAGTTCAACTAGTACGACAACTAGTACGTCAACCAGCACCTCTACAACAACAACGTCTAGCAGTACTTCGACAAGTACCTCTACAAGTACAACTACTACATCAAGTTCTACCAGCACAACAACGTCAACTAGCACAACCACAACATCTAGTTCAACCACAACAAGCACTTCGACAAGTACAACTACAACCTCTAGTTCGACAAGCACTACAACTAGTACTTCAACTTCTACCAGTACGACTACTACATCAAGTTCTACTAGTACCTCAACATCTACTAGTACAACTACCACAAGTACAACTACAAGTACTTCAACAACAACAAGCACTTCGACAACTACATCAACTAGCACAACTACTTCCACGACCACAACCTTAATAATTATTTATGTCCCACATGTGGACGTATATACACAACAGGCCAACGTAGACACGGGGGATTATATATACTAGATTTTCAGAAACATACCCTATAATTTAAAGCACGATCATGATAGTAAAAATAGCATTACCACAAACAGAAGACTCCAATAAAACGAGGCTAACAGATAGAATTTCTGTTGGTGCAACATCGTTACCTGTTGAGAATGGGAACGGTTACGCAAGCGGACAGGGAGTTGTTATTGGAAATCCAGGGGACGAAAGAACCGAACTGGTCTTTGTTTCCTCTTCCACAGATACCACCATTACGGTGGGAGCAACAAAGTACGGACACTCACCTAGTGATAGAATCGCACATTCAACTTTTGATAAATATTCTATAGAGTATAGAACGGCTGCTGCTGGTGCATGGACTGTATTTGGTAGTATGCCATCGAGTTTAAGGTGGGATCAGCTAGAGAACCTCTATAGGCCATCTGCTGCCCTAACAATTTATAGTGTACGAATTAGATTATACTCAACGGAGTTAACGGCTTACACTAATTATTCAGACGAGATCCTAAGTACGGGTCTAGGAAGAACAACAGTCAAGAAAATGACAGACCAGATTCTGCGTAAGATGAAGGACGACACGATTGACCGTGATTATATTTTACAATTATTGAACGAGTCTCAGGACATAATCCTTGCCGAAAACAAGAAGTGGGAATTCCTTTTAGTAGAGGATAAAACGACAATCGATACCGTAGATGGAACCACAGATTATAGTCTACCAGATGATTACGATAGAATGGATAGTGTATATCTGAATTATGTGAATACAGATACAAGTACGGACATCGAATATGAATTAGAATATCTAACTTATAGGGAGTTTCAATTCCAAGAACAGGATAATAACGCAGCTGCAACAGACAGGATAACCTACTATACAATAACTCCAGACGAGAAGTTAAGAATCCACGAACCCGAAGACGGAGGCTTAGACATATACTTAATGTATTATAAGAAAGCTGCCGATTTAGATTCTGATGGTGATATAACAGACATTCCATTGCCTAGTGCATTGAAGTATTACGTACTAAGCATATTAGAAAATGATAGAGGAGATGAACAAAAGTCTCTAACATATTTCCGATTATATAAAAAGACGTTAGGAAATTTAACAACAAGAGAGAAGCCTCCCGTTAAACCTTCTAGGAGATTTAAGTATAATGAAAAAGATAGGTTTGGAACCGCCGGGAAAAGAATGGTGACAGCCGAAGATAGAGAGAATTATTGGTAACATGAACCAACCCGTATTTACAATAGAAGATCATTCGGGAGGGATTAATAGATTTGTTCAACCCTTTCTTTTAGCCCCAAACGAACAACTCGAAACCATTAATATGGTGGCGACAGAACTTGGGGGCTTAGCTTTACGTAAGGCAGTCAATCCATCTGTTTACCATAGGGCTTTTGATACAGAGATTGGGGCGGGAAGAACCATCCATAGCACTGAACTTTTAACAAAATATAGCGGAGAGCAATTCCTTGTATTTGTAGCGGATAATGGGGTTGTTAAATACGCAAAAGTTGGGGGGTCATTAACAGATCCTTCTTTGACATTGACAGGATCTTTCACAGATTCATGTATGTTTTTAGACACAATGTTTTTAGTTTCACTATACGATACCACAAGAAGCTTTAATGGCACAGCATTTTCAACAAGCACAAACGTTACAGATGCTCCGAAAGGAAAGTTTACCGAATTATATAAAGCAAGGGTTTATATAGGGAATTGTAATGTCAGTGATTCCCCTGTTCCTAATAGAATATTCTATAGTGACTATGCTGAATCAGGTACTATAGCATGGAACAATACAGTTAACAATATTGATGTCGAAAGGGACGACGGAGATAAAATAATGGGGTTGAAGAAGTTTGGAGAACGACTGGTGATTTTTAAGGAATACGCCATGTATAAATATGACGAGAGTTCTATTCTTAAAGTTGTTGGGGCTCCCGGAACAGTTTCCAATAGATCCATCCAATCAATCGACCAAGTATTAATCTATTTGGCACATGATGGGATTAGGATATATGATGGGGGAAAATCCTATCTAAAGTCCAGAGCAATCAAACCATATATAGATGCAATATCAGACCACGGAAAGTATTATTCATTTTCTTGGGTAAATGGAAGCGAGTATAATATATTCGTTGGGGATTTGACAAACGATGACTATGATATAGACATTAAGGATGCTGTTATAACATATGATATTTACACACACGAGTTAAGGGTACAAAGTTTTAGAAATGACGATACAACTTATCCTTTCTTTGATGCGGTTTCAGTTTCTAATGTAGAGGCTACGACAACATCAACTTCTTCAACAACATCCTCAACTACAACTCTTCCATACGTTACGTATGATTCTAAAAAACATTACATTGCAGGATACCTTGGACTATATAATCTTTATAATGGTTATGACGAGAAGGACAGTTCTAATGCAGAGTTAACCTACTCGGGAGAGATTTTATATCCACACATTTATCCTACAAACCCCGAAACAATTAACGAATTCGATAGGGCGAATATTTATCTGTCCAGGGCAGGCAACTTTAAAGCCAAATACAGAATAGATGAGGGTGAATGGCGTGACATAAACATGCAGCCAAGCGGGAAGGATAACGTAGTTTCTCTAAAGTTTAAGACAGAGAAGGGTAGGGGGTTACAATTCTGGTTACAAACAATATCGGGAGGAGAACCCTCAATAATTAGAAGGATTGCCATCTTTCTCAAACCAGAAGGGCAACAATGAACTACCTAGAATTAGGATTCAGTAGAGATATTACAAAACAGTTAACGCCCGACATTGGGAACTACATAAATCCAGAGACGGTAGGATCAATAGTAGGAGATGGTACTTTCGGGGGTTCGGTATTAGTAGATGGTGCAATAAGTGAAGATCAGTTGGGAGAGGATTCCGTTACTTCCAAGGCTTTGTCTGATGCAGCTGTTGTAACAGAGGCAATCGCAGACGGAGCAATTGATACAGATAAGCTTGCCAATTTAGCAGTAGAAGCAGCTAAGCTTGCCAATAGTGCAGTAGAGACAGCTAAGATAGCAAACGCCGCAGTAGGTAGTGCAGCTATAGCAGCTCTAGCAGTAGGAACAGCAGCAATTGCAAACGGTGCAATACTAGAAGCAAAGATAGGAAATCTTGCGGTAACAAATGCCAAGATCAATGATATCTCTTTTACAAAAGCTTCTGGTGGAACTTTAACACTGGGGGGATCGGCAAATGTTAATGGTGTCTTTTCTTTAAAAAATAGTAGTGATGCTGAGGTTATCGCAATGGACAATACTGGGATACGTGTGTATCTTGGGGGAGACATACGGTTAAGAGGGGCTTATGAGGGCCCAATCTATAACCCAGGAGAAATTGTATGGGAAGATGCGGTTGGTTCGCCAACCTATAGGGCCTTTGATACAGGGGGGGTCTTGTATATCGGGGGAATTGGGACGGCTTCAAGTAGAAGCATAGCAATTGGGGCAGAATACGAACATCCTGGATTCAAAAAGTCCACCGTAAGATCGTCATCTTTATCAGGTCTTGTGGGAACAGGTTTGTATGTTGGTCTAGATACGATAGTAAATCTAGACAATAAATTTACTCTTGAGAAAACATACTCGTATTCGCATAAACCTATTAAACTAAACTATCAAGGTTCATCCTTTATTGCTGTTGGGTCTGGAGGAACAGGATTTGTAACTGTTACACATAATCTTGGTTATGCGGAATATTATGTAATGTTGTCGTTAGATCAAACAGGGGGATCATATATGGATTATGTAACATATTCATGGGAGAGATTAAGCTCCACACAGATACGGATTTATTATAAAAATAATGCTCCTGGAACAGCAGTTGGTAGGATTTATTGGCAACTTTACAAGATATAAACATTTAGAATTATGGCAGAATATATAGTTAGACAGGGTGACACTCTTTGGGACATAGCTGCCCGTACTTTAGGTAGTGGTAGCCGATGGCGTGAATTGGGATATACAGGAAATCCAAGGACGTTACCGATTGGTACGCCTTTAACAGTCCCTGATACTGCTCAACAAGGGCAGGAACAGGAAGCTGTACAACAGGCTCCTACAGAAACGGTAGACGAATATCTTGCTTCTTCTGAGGAGATTTTAGAAAGCATTGTGCCTATTCCAGTTGCTCCAATTGACCCGTTTTCTTTTGATGAAGAGTTGGCAAGAGCTGCCGTTGAATCCGAAGTATCTCCATATTACGAAGAGCTTCTTGGTGATTATTTATCCAATGTGGAAACAAGAAAGACTAGGGCAGAAGAGGATGAGAGGTCACAACTAGGATTACTTGGCGAACAGGATCGATTATTTAGAGAAGATCTTGATCGAGATTATAATATTGCGATAGAGAAGACCAGACAGGGGTTTGCTGGGAGGAACTTATACTTCTCGGGTAAAGAGACCCAAGCAGAACAGAGGGTAGGAACAGAGAAAACTGCAAGAGAAGACAGACAACAAGTTTCGCAAGACTATAGGACAAACGAACTGCAAACAGGGGGAGAAAGGTTCAGAACGGATATTGCAACAGAGGAGTCGCAAAGAAGACGTGATATTGGAAGAGAACAAGACTTCCAAATTGAACGTGGTGTTTTAGGTAGACGAGGAGAGCAATTAGAAGAATATACAACCGGGGCAATACCTGCATATTATGGAGAGTCGGGCTTTGGATTTAACAATACTTTATAAATAATAGCATGGCTGCATTAGACGAATATAGGTCAGAGTCGGAAAGACTGGCAAAGGTTGCAACGGAGAAAACTTCGTCAGCCACAGTTCTTCCGGACAAGATAAAAAACATAATTAACACAAAGCTTGAGGGTAATAGGGATATTATTGAACAGCAACGAGCTGCACAGGGAAAATACTTTGGAGCAGGAGACGTTGCTAGGGAAAAGTTTGGTGGGACTTTTAATCCTTTAAAAAAGGAACAATTAGTAAACCAGTATAGGACGCAAGCGTTTGCCCCGTATGCTGCATTGTCGGATGTTAGAGCCAATCGAGAGGGTACGATTGGAGATATTGTTGGACAGGCAAGTAGAGCGGGTGTTGCAGAAGCACAGTCGGCATACGGGGCAGCGGGTATATCCAGACAAGCATATCAGGACTTGTTGGGCGAGTATCAATTTGGAGAACAGTTGAAGAGAGAAGATGCAAGGATTGCTCTTTCCAGAGCATCTGCTAACCGTGGCCCTGCACCAAGGCAGGTCTCATTATCAGAGATCATTGCAGGAAAACAACTTGGAATAGATTATGAAGGTGGGGAAAGTTACGAGGACTATATCGGTAGGGTTGGCTCCGAAGGAGTATTCCCGGAAGAAGCCCCTTATCAACCAGAGCCATATAGCGAAGAGGATTACCTACAAACAGAAGCAGGTTTGATTCAGGATATACAAAGTGGACAATTTTCAACTAGAGAGCAGGCAGAAGCTTATTTGGTTAGTCAACAGTATAATCCAGTGGACTTCAAAGATATATTAGACGATTATTCTCATGGATTTAAGGGTAGACAAGGTTTCTTTAAAGATTTATTTAGTGGTAGACTGTTTCAATAATGGCTTATAAACGCCTTAGTAATTCTCTTAAATTACGACCACCAAGAATCCCCGAATCAGGGGGCAGAATAACTCCGAACAGGAATTTGTTTGCTTATGGGCCTATTACACTTCCTAAATACGAAGCATCTAGGGCAGAGAAACCATTAAAGTTTCTACAACAAAAGGTTGGGGGGCCTGTATCCAAAGGTCTTAATGTTTTAAGTGCTGTTACTGCTGGCCCGATAAGGGCTGAAATGGAGGCTGTTACAAAGGCCCAACAAGAGCGTAAGGGTGTGGGAGGACAACTGCTTAGTGGAGCAGGGGGGTTCCTGTCCGGACCTTTAAAAGGTGTAAAGAGTGCTTTAAAAGGTGAAGATAAGTATTCCTTTTCTGGTATCACAAGAGACCTTCCCGAAATTATTGGGGGTAAGGGGACAGCGTTTGAGAAAGATTATAAATCCCCCGCAATACAAAAAGAATTGGGTTTATTATCCTTACCTTTAGAGGTGTTCTTGGATTTAGATATCCCGGCTGGAGAGATTGCAAAGGCTCCTAAGAAGCTAAGGAAATTTTTAAAGGGGATAAGTAAAATTGAGGATATTGAGGACGTTGCACGAACTGTTTCTAAGACCACGAAGCTTATTGATATTACTAAGGGGATAAGTAAAATTGAGGATATTGAGGACGTTGCACGAACTGTTTCTAAGACCACGAAGCTTGGTGATATTACTAAGGCGACTCAAAAGGCGGGGGACATTACATCTCTAGCAAGACGTGCAGAAAAGATACAAGACATTGTAAATATATCCAAAGGGAAAAATATAACACAAGATGCACTAACGGCTGCCGGACGGGAAAAACAGTCTTTAGTTAAAGTAATTGATGATCTAGCAGATACACCAGCAAAACCTGTTGCTAAAACTGCGGACTCTGTACAGACAGCAAAATCTAAATCATTAAAGACTCCAAAATTTCTAAAAAGATCTATTGATGATATCCCAGAAATGAATGTATCAAGTTGGAAGGACAAGATTTTTCAAGAGAGAGAAACACTGGAACGAAATATTGAGAGGGTTACGGGAGGAGACGCAGAGGGGTTAAAGGATTATGTCACTGAACCTCGGAAAGCCAATGAAGCAAACAAGCAAATCTGGATTGGTGAGATGAAAGATTATTTGGATGAGAAGAAGAAGATTATTAAACTTGACTCTAAAGATGATTTGCTTACAACAAGATTTGGTGAAGGAAAGATGACACTTGAGGAGTTAAAGGAGGCCTCGCCCAACAACTGGCAAAACATTCAAAAGACAGCTGGTGAAATCAGGGGGGTAATGGATGAAACCATTGATGCAATTAACAAAGAGCGGATAGCTTTGGGACTGCCATTGATACCAAAGAGAAAAAACTACATGCGAAACGCACGTTTACAAACCACCTTGTTTGAGAAGATGGGAATATTTTTAGAGAATGGAAAGGACGTTCCAACACATAAGCTGGATTTTACTGAATTGTTCGGAGCCAATAAACCATTTAGCACAACGGAATTTGCACGCCATGGCGATGACTTTGAGGGTTCTGCGATTCGTGTAACAGAGAACTATATTGATGCAGTAGCAGACACGCTCTTCCATACAGACACTGTACAAAGAGTACGTAATGTAGAAGAGCAAATGAGGAAGGCACAAAAGATTGCTCTTGAGTCCGGGAAGCCTCTTAACTTACCGAATTTTTATAAGAATCTCAGGAACTATGGAAATAATCTTGCAGGTAAAGCAACGAAGCTTGATGAAGGTATAGAGGAAATAATTACTCCTACAGGATTGAAGTTTATTGATTTTATTACAAAGAAGATAAGCGCAAATATGGTTGGGGGGAATTTCACTTCTGCAATTTCGAATTTTATTCCATTCCAAGACTTTATACCAACTACAAAAATTAGATATGTTCTTGAGGGTTTACAAGAGGGACTCCGTTTACCATTTACAAAAAACTTTACTGAAATTGGGAAAGAGACCTCAAGTTATTTAACAAGAATGTTTCCTCGGGGGAAGTTAGTTAAGACTATTGGGAATAATATTACCGATGCTTCAAAGTGGTTCTCTGATACAGTCAATAGGTTTACTGCAAGGTCAATTGTTTCGGGTAAATATTTTGAGGGTTTAAGTGAGGGGCTTGATTCAAAGGCAGCAATGAAAGCGGCAGATGATTATGCGGGGAGATTGATTACAGACAAGTCTAAAGGGGGGTTACCAAACATGTTCTCCAACAGGATATTAAGGCCTTTAATGCAGTTCCAGTCTGAGGTGAATAATAGTGCATCATTCCGTCTACATGATATCCCACGAAGTTCAAAGTCCGTTGGTGAAACAGCTTCGATATATGCACAAATTGCATTGTTGGGATTTGCCGGAAACGAGATTAGCGAAAAGGTAACAGGGCGTAGACCAATGGCAGATCCTATTGATTACTTTTTAACAGCCACAGGAATAAGGGATGGGGACATTAAAACAGGGGAGAGATTAAAGGGTGTCGGTAAAGATACATTGGGACAAGTCCCATTTACGGGAGGGCTGTTCGGAGGAAAGTATCCTGTTGAAACAGCATTTAGAAGTCCAATAGATTTTCTTTCTTATGTGATTCCGCCTACAGCTGGGGGACAAATAAGAAAAACTTCCACAGCAGCTGCCGTGGAAGACGGAGATGTCAAAGATTCTCTTGGAAGAACAAAGTTTACAATACCAGAAGACGAGAAATTAAAAACTCTCTTTTCGGGGATATGGTCTGCATCTACAGCACAGGACTATTTGAATAGGGGAAAGAAAAATGAAGAGGGAAGCTCAGGTAGACCATACCCAAGAAGTAGATCTTCAAGGAGTAGACCCTCGAAGAGAAGTAGACCTGCCCCAAGATAATTTGATTGACAAAGACAATGAAACATGATATTTTAGAGAAGCTAGGATTAAATATTGCTTCGGCACTTGCATATTTGATTGCTGGTATACTTGCTTTTTCAAGATTGGCTAATAGCCACGAAGCTTTAGCGACAGAGTTCCATGATTATAAAGAAACAACAGTTGTTAAAATAGAAGAAATGTTAGATGTTCTAACAGTAATACAAATAGAGCAAGGCAAACAGGGTACAAAGATAGAATATATCGAAGAAAACGTTGAATGAAACTACCAGTAGTTTATTCGCAACATGACATTAGATGGAACGACCTAAAACTAGGTGGTTCCAATTCGAGTATCGGGGGATATGGTTGTACCATTGCCGTTTACAGTATGCTGGCAGAATATTATGGACACCATATTAATCCAGCAGGTTTTAATAAGCTAATGATTGAGAAGGGTTTATATGTAGGAACGTACAAGAACCTGTATTCAATGAATGCTATTACAAAACTATTTCCAGATATTAAATACAGAGGATTCACAGACACTCCAAACGCAGTAACAGACGAACAGTTTGCACTGATTCATAGAGAGTTAGATAATAAAAGACCAGTTGTAATTAAGGTAAAGACATCCCGTAGTTATCATTATGTCCTTGCGACAGATTATACAGGACAGGGGTTAGAGATTGTAGATCCGATAGATGGAAGGATACGGACTCTAAGAAGTAGATATGGTACAGATAGATTCGCTATACACAGGTACGTTTTTCATACAGGTATTTTAGTAAACACAAGTATGCCGACATTAGATTTTTCACAGGGAAGTTTTCTTGCAGACACAAACGGGAAGTACAATGCTTCCGTAGGACTGGTAGAGATTATAGAACAAAGAGGGGGTAATGTAGTTATACAAGCTTTCTGGCCAGATGGGACAGAGTTTAAGAGGGAGGTTCCTTTCCATGAATTGACGCTGCTTAATAGGGATACCAAGACTTTGGAAGAAGAGATTGAGAGATTGATTCTTTCTAATAATAATTCGATGGCGCAATTGAAGACGGCCTTAGTTTCAGAAGGTGCGGCGAAAGCAAGAGCCACTAATCTAGATGAAATGCTAGCAAAAACAAAAACAGATATTAAAAGAGAAGTTGCAGCGAATAAAATTATTCGTGATAGTCTAATGGAAACATCAGATAAGTTGAAACAATTAGAAGGAGAGAATTATAAACTTGTTAAGCAAGTTATAGCCTATAGTAGTACTTTGAAAAGAGAGAGAAAAGAGTGGGAGAAAGAAGAGGTTATCTATAAAGAGAATATAAAAGAGTTGGAGAAGAAGTTATTAGAGAACCCCTTGTTCTTTAAACAAGTGGTAAACAAAATTACGGTATTTATTTTAAAAGTTATCAGTAGATGGAAAAGGTTAAAAGTTTAATTAATAAAATCCCAAAAGAAATTAAAGATGGATTTATTAAAGGAGTAAAGGTATCTGGTTACATTGGAGTTTCAGTTGGGCTAGGAGTTTTATTCAGTGAAGAGTTCAAAGGTGTGCTGTCAGAATATGGATGGTATGCAATGTATGGGGGCGTAATAAATGTCGCCTTGTCCGTATTAACGAAAATCTTAAAGGAGAAATATCCGGACTTGATTATATTCAGATTGGTCTAGTAGTACAAACAGAAAGACCCGCATAAAGCGGGTCTTTTTTTATGGTCAAGGTAGGAGTCGAACCTACGCACTGTGGGGGCTTTCCACTTATTTCGGTATTCCCTTATTCGTTGTTTTAACAACCCCCGACTGCTCTAACCACTGAGCTACTTGCCTTATTAAACTGGTTGGGAGACTAGGAGTCGAACCTAGATGACAAAGCCCAAAACTTTGCATCCTACCATTAGATGACCTCCCATGGCAAGAACCCTCGGAATCGAACCGAGCCAGTTTGGAGACCACCTCGCCAACCTTGGAACATTAGCCTTATTTATAAAACGCCCACATCTTTATTGTTTCGTAAACAATAATTGAAACAAGAATTCCCAATATTCCGACCATTCCCATAGAACATCCACAACCTATCTTCATGGCTATTTCTTTGTTTAAAACCTCGAGCCCTAAGGGGTCTCTATCCTGTTCTGAGTGTTCAAGTGGTATCATAGTGCCATTAGGATGCTAAACTCGTTAGAAGGGCATCAGAGCTCGTCTGCTGGTATTTGTCCATTTCAACCATCATTTTCTCTAATTCTTGTAGGTTTCTGTATTCTTCCCCTAAAAAATCAATCGTAGTCTTCTCGGTTTTGAACTTTCTTGCCTGTAAATAGTCGAGTCGTTTCTTTCCGATATGTTTTCCAAGCCAGTCATTGAAAGCGACTAATCCAAAATAGTCTTTTGAGTGAGCTGATATTTCTCCGAACGTGTGATGTGTCGGGCAAAGCACCATTGCGTTTGCTAAATCCCATCTTAAAATCCTACAGCGTCCCTTGCCTACTATGTGATGAACGTTTAGGGTTGGGTGTGGATTGTGACAAAACTCACAAACATCCATTGCCCGAATCTTTGCGAGTTTCTTCCATAGAGCTTCGCTCTTGCTATTTAATTGTTTTTTCTTTTTCTTTATTGTCATTTTAAAAATTGGGGCGAGAGTGAGACTCGAACTCACATAGATGGTATACCCATTGCTTTACCTCGTTAGTCTGCGTCGACACACCTAACATTAAGCTATCCGCCTTGACGAAAGTCGCTAATTTCTTAACGACTTCGCATCTCTTTCTACTATTGTAGATGAGTTGCGGCAGACACAACTTCAACAACATCGATTCATTCAGCTTACGCCTACTTATACCTACTCCATGTGTTGTACATAAAGGGCAGGACTTATTATAGTTATGTTCACCGTGAACCACCCGAAGGTGTGAGATCACTTACTGGAAGGGGGATTAAGATGTGTTTTCCAGGGATCTTGCGATCACCCTTATCCCACTTCGGGAAGCTAAGCCCGACCCCCAAGTTTGCAATTCACTATCTTGTTTTTAGCTTGTCCAACCGAAGATTACTAGGCCGACTGTCCCTTTCCTCTTCGTACATTAGGGGGTGAATACCCCTTATTCTGTCATTCCAGTAGAGACAACCCTTTGGTTATCCCTACTAATGATAAGGCAATGCCGAAACATTGTCTCTACTGGAGGGGAGGGCTCTAAAACCTTACCGGTCTACCTCCCCTAGTTGACTTTATCTTATCACGTATCATCTTCCTTGTCAAGCATTTTCCGGAAGATTGCTTTACAAGAGATTATTAACCCTACTAACAAAAACAGGAATGCTTCTATAACATCCCACAATCTTTTCTCCATTATCCTACGCTAAATATACTCTATATATTAGAGTATATTATTCACAAAGTCAACGTTTTAGATTGTTGATAAGCGTATTCTTTAATACACTAACACACCTTTTAGAAGTAAGTGATCGGAATCTTTTAAAGCTAATTACCCAATCTGACTTAAAGATTTCAAAACCACACTCGCCAACAATGTCATGGATAATTCTATAAGGAAGGAACTTCATCATTTCCATCTGCAACTTCTCTCCCTCGTCAATCATCTTAAAAATATGCTTTTCGATTCGAGCATTAGTTACATAGGTGGCACACATCTTCGCATCGTCCGTTAGAGCGTGTTTGGGAGAGCCTCCAAATGCCAACATATGCTTTTCTTTAAATTTCTTTGTAACAAGCTTTGCAAAAATTTCTCTTTTATAGTTTTTAAAAACAATCCCCTCTGATTGTCCATCATAATACTTTGAAGGCGGAATCATGCCCTCGTTTATCTCTTCAATGTCTTTAGCATTGCAAATTCTAACAAGAGGAACTAGAGGTAGGTCAAGTTTGTTGAATAGGCTTACTTTTTCATCGTAGTCTAAATACCCCCCGTTTTCTAGGTCTATTACATCAAACCCCAAATAAGGAGGTATCCTATCCCAATCATATTGCACACTATGGGCTACACAATTCTCTCCACAGAACATTAAACCTTCGGGCTTATATTTGTCTCTCACCTTGTCAAACTTCTCCCGAAGGTATTGTATTACTCTTTTAAAGTTACCTGAACCCTCTCCCTCAAGATCGCAATTCCTACTTCCGAAATATGCTTCTCCGTCTTTAAACATAAAGCGGAAGTTAGCACCGTCGATTTTCTCCTCAATGAAGATTGTATCATCGCCATCAAGGAATATCAATTCGTTCTCTTCGTTACCAATTGCGTATATTTTTGGATACTTGATTAGGTTCATTCAAATAGACTTGGTAGTATCTCTCTTATTTTTTGTCCTTTATACATATGTGGAGCATCCAATAGAATTTTCTTTTGTTCTTTTGTAAGTACTAGCTTTGATTCTTTTTCGTATTTAGCAAGGTCATCCTTTAATTCTTTCGTCCGAGTCTTTAAGTCCTCCATCTCATGAAGGTATCTTTTTACCCCAATTAAATATTCCACAAGCTGAAATTTCTCCGTTGCAACCTTTGATTCTTCTAGGGCCTTCATTGCTTTTGTTAAATATTTTTTCTCTACCTTGACTACTGTTCGTTCTTCTGTTCGTTCTTCTGTTCGTTCTTCTGTTCGTTCTTCTGTTCGTTCTACCTCGCACATTGTTTTTTCTTCCATGCCGGTTATCGTGACCGGATTATATGTTTCTTGTCTTATCATTAGTATGGAAGGTCTTCTGGATTAACAACATCCTTTTCTTCTTTTTCTGGTACTTTCATATCTTTTTCTGATGGAACGTAGTCTGTAATCTTACAGTATTGAACATCTTCTTGTGGTTTAATACTAAGGATTATCTGCTGTCCAATTAGTTCATTCACGTCTTCTTTACCATATAAGTCTAAGTCTCCTAATTCTGGATATACTGCTTTAACTATATTGTATAAATTAGAGCCGTCACGTCCTTTTCTAGGGGCGGAAATAAATGGTTTAACCCAATCCTTCCATACGAGTCTATCGTTCTGGTCTCCCTCTGTTAGAACACGGAAGACAAACGTATATAATTCATCTCCCACTTTGTTGTATTTGGAATCTTCCTCAATAAACTTGTCTTTTACATCATCTATTACTACTTGATATAGACCTGCTTTCCAAGGCTTGTATTCTTTTGCTTCTTGTTTCTGCATCTTTATTGTTGCTGGCATTTTAAATATTTCTTAAATAATAACACAACAGAACCCTCTTGTCAAGCCCCTATGAACCTTGCCTTTAAATCCCATAGAATGTCGTCCAAAACGTGAGCGAATTGCCATAATTTAAACCAGTTGTTTCCGTTAAAACAGTCGTACGAATTATGAATGTTGCAATACTCACCCTTGCAACATTCATACATACAAGGCTCGTGTGGACTTAACTTATCAAACAAGAACTGTATTAATCTCTTCAAGTAACAATCTTTCTACATTCGTTACAAATATAAAACATTCCCCTTTTGTAAACATCTCTACCACAAGAACACTTCTTTGACTCCTCAATATCAAGTACCTCTTCTGCATTTTTAACATTGACCTCCCCTTTGAGACTGTCAAGGATCTTTGCAGCATGTTTATCTGGTATATCCTTTACCTTATCTACTTTAAAATTCGTTTTTAATTTCTTACAAGCCTCCTCACAACCCTCTTCACCACGGCTGTCAACTAAACAAGCTATTATTTTGTCGTAATTGTCTGTTAGCATATAATTACTCTTTTCTTTAAATCTTACACCACTGTTAGTAGGTTATTGGTGGGACAACAGAGGTTGGTTTGGTGGACTCTTTTCTAATTCCACCCCTTTAATCAGATACCTGTTGTCGCCCCCAATAACCTACTAACTATTTTTAATAATCGAATTATACTCAATATACTCATTATACTCAATAACTACTTATCATCTTCTCTCAAGATTGACCAATCACCTGTTTTAATTTTCTCTATCTTCTGTAATGCTCCTTCTAGTTTCTTTTCTTTTAAATCTTTCTGTATCGATATATCATTGATATCCTTCTGAAGTTGTTCAACCCTATAAAATAGTTTCTTGATTAAACCAGCCGCTGTTTTTCTTTTGTCTTCTATTATCTGTTTCACCGTCTCCTCTACAAGAGTTTTCGGGTTTACATCTTTAATAGGAATCATATTTTTCTTACTAAAATAAAAAAGGTTGTGGGTAGGTATCTACCGTTTATCCATTGTCCCGTATGCTTGAATAGATAATAGCAGAAAGATTCGACCTTGTCAAGCATATTATAAAGAAAAGACCCCAAATTAATGAAGTCTTTAGGACTATTTAATAAAATTTCGTTATTTACAGGAACAATACTCTATGTCCTCTCTTTCTAAGGGCTTGAAACACGTCTCACAAAGGGAAAACTTAATCTTTTTCGTTATTTCTTGTCCTTTTTCCTTACTTATCTCTACTGCTAGCTTCTCACTACTCCAATTATTAGCGTCTGCCATCTCTAACCACTCTACTGGTCTCTCTGTATATGCGGCTTTGGCGTGATGTCTATGACTTAGTCTAGGAATTCTATTATCCATGCCAAATGTCTCTGCAACCCTTCGATATTGATACATTGTACTCCTTGCAAGTCCTACCTCTATACTAAACTTACCCAAACAATCCTTACCATATGCGGCCGTTACCAAAAGTGCCAAATCCCCCAACTTCCATTGTGTATTATCCTTTTTCTCCCTTATCACAATTGCCGTAGACAACAATTCTTCCCACGTTGGCTTATTTTCCATATTTCTTATCAAAATTCCTATATGTTGTATTAAAAGTCTTTCCCGAAAAGATCATTCTGTTAAACCTAGTCTCTAAAATCGCACACTCTTTCTTTGAAATCACACTCTTTAAGTTACCCTGTTTATCAAATACTCTGCAAACTCCGTTTCTATTCTCTTCATAAGGAACTTCATATGCTAACCTGTTCCTCATTTTATACCTAATCGGTAGGTATACCGTTGTTACTTCCATTACTATCCTCTTTACTTAACCCAATCTTTTTTATGATACTTCTGTTTCCATTGAGACCTTGCTTCTATCCTTCTTTGTTTATGAGATTTAACAACCGTTATCCTTTTACCCTGTACATCCTGTAAACATTTATTGTTATTTAAACGTATAACCATTTTCTATCGTTCGGTTTGATTTCTTTAAGGACGCACCCCCCTTACCCCCCTCGAGAGATAAGAGCTAAGCACTGTGCTCTAACCCATTTATGAAGCCTTCAAACGTTGACCAAACCTTTTACAATCCCTCTTCGGGACTCAGGAGACACGTTTGGGCTATTTAAAGCGAACCGTTTCTCTCCATCTTCTTATCTGCTCTATCGTTTCGGAATCATTCCTGTCGTTACGCTGTTGTTCCTTCTTTATACTAGCGAACAACTTATTATCGTTCTCTTCAGAACTTCCACCCCCTTATTGCAGGTGTGGAATCCCCACTAGTGTATTTGCAAAAGACCAGACATAATATGTGTTAATCAATCCTAGTGGGGTATTATGTTAGGTCTTTTATCAATACAGATATACATTAGCATACATCTTCTCAAATGTCAAGGATATTAGCCCGCATTTTATAGCGGGCCGTAATATTGGCTATTTTAACAACCCCTCTGTTTCGATACTATCTAAATCAACTAAATCTATAACTGGCATACCGATTTTTTCATTCGTAAGGCGGTAGTTTTTATTTGCCCATTCTTTCAGCTCCTCTACCACCGCCTTTCGCTCGGATTGAATGAAGGCTAACAAATTATCCCAATTTTTTACAACCAGAACAGGCTTTTCATCCCCATTCTCTATCTCATCAAAATATTCTAACAATCTCTCCTCGAATGTACTCATTTCATTTCTTCCATTTTAATTAAACGCTCTCTAAACGATTCTAAGGCCTCCCTTTCTGTATCTATAGCAATCACCCTACCTAGTCTCACTTTACCCTTCTTAGTGTACTCTACGTCCACTAGAACATAACCCTCTATAGAGTCTAGGTACAAGATTCTGTCTTTTTTAACGAATTTTCTAAAACCCTTGTGTTTCTCAACAGCAAGATTTGCCTTTAGTATCCTAATCACAATACAGAACTTTCATTAGATTTAAAGCCTGCATCATAAGCATCGTACACGTGAGCTTGTAATATCTCGTACAAATCGTTAGGGACATACGTTAATGAGTATGTCTCCGTTATCTCTTTTGTCATTGACATAACAATTGTCTCTAACTTTCGACTGGTTTTTTCCCCTGTTAATCTCTCTGTTACACAATCCAAACATTTACGTGCTTCTCTTATATCTTTTATTCCTTTCTCAACCTTTTCTGCTACTTTTTTTACGTCCATTTTTCTTTTTACTAAATTAGTTGTTTCTTTAGCGCTTCAAGCGACTCTTCAGATAATTCAATCTCTTTGCCGTCTATTGTGATTGTGTGTTTCTTGTCATGTAGTCCTGTAATTCTCTTGAATATTTCGGCATCAAACTCAGGTAACGACTTAACATAATCTATTGCTTCTTGTGGCATATCTTTCCATGCTTCGTATGGCTTTTCCCAGTCATCCAGAGTCGACTCCATTTCGGAAGCATCGACCTTCTCCCAATCACTACCGTTTTTGAGATATAACTCATACCCATTATTGAATTTAGGAAACCAACCGTCTAGTTTTTCATGTAGGTCGGACCAAACTTCATCGAAGCGTTCTTTGCTCACTTCAATTCCAAAAATCCTTTGAGTTATCGGTCTATCAACCTCGAATATACTCCTGTTCACACCATAACAATTGAGAATACCATAGCTCCAATTGACCGCATCGCTCATATTGACCCCCCTGCTCCAATTGACCCCCCTGCTCCAATTGACCCCCTTGCTCCAATTGACCCCCCTGCTCCAATTGACCGCATTGCTCCAATTGACCCCCTTGCTCATATTGACCCCCTTGCTCCAATTGACCGCTTCGCTCCCATTGACCGCTTCGCTCCCATTGACCGCATTGCTGTTCGTTATATTTTTCATCTTTCTTTTTACTAAATTAATATCTACGTTCTGCCTCCCATTTATCATCCATCCACCCTTCTGTAGCTTGGACAAACCTTTCTGCCTCTAGTCTATCTTCTAATTCTTGCATATTGCCCCCTTTTAATTAATTCGTTTTTTTTAATTCTCTTTCTAATAATAATATAACATATGAACATTAACTCAGTCTAAAGTAACTCTGGATTCTCGTAAATGTTACCGATTATTTCAAACCCGTGAAGGTTGAGATTATAGTTTTTTAATCTTATTCTCTGTTATAATCCTCCTCTATAAGAAATAATAACTCATCTTCGTCAAATAATAACGCCCTATCTTCTATAATTCCATTGTTCATAACAAGAAAGCCAAAACTAAAACTAAAATAAACACTAATGTAACAACACGCATAACCTGTTCTTTTGGATCTACTCTCATTGTTCTAATTCGACTAATTTATTATAAAATTGTCCACATGTATTCTTCCAGTGTTGAGATGGATTATAGCCAGCGTTTGACATCTCGATAATTGTCATGTTCTTATATTTCGATTCGCTAATCTCTCGTGTAAAGGACTCTACACCCTTCTCGTACGTTGACCAGTCCCAATCCCCATGTTGTAGACCTCCCCAAACACCATAACCCCAAGCGTTCCATTTATAGTTCAAGTTCTTCCAGAATGAAGTTTCACAACCTGCTATTGCAACGACCTTCTTATAGTCTACACTATATCTATCCGCCGTGTCAATGATATAATCAGAATCCACATAAGAACCGTAACTCTCAAGAAACCCCTTCACAACAACCTTTCTATTATCCACAATCTCCACCTTGTGTTCAACCTGTTCAACAAATATACCAGACTCAACCTTCTGCTCTTGTCGTACGGCTTCCATAACTTTGTAATCTATTTCTGGACGAAAGTTATAGCGTGCTGTAATTTCTGAATCTTTCTTAACAGCATAGAAGCAAGTAGAACCCCCAATCAGCACCAACATCATAAGCGACTGTAAATAATCTTTCTTCATTTTATTTCTTCTAAAGTTAAGCCCTCCATGTAATCATAGATTGAACCTGTGACAACATCCTCATCCCAAGAAGCCCCAGCAGCAGCAGACCCAGCACACCTAACAGCCCCAGCAGCCCAAGCAGCCCAAGCATACCCAGCACACCTAGCAGCCCAAGAAGCAACCCTAGCAGCATACCTAGCAGCCCTAGCATACCCAGCATACCTAGAAGCAACCCTAGCAGCCCAAGAAGCAGCCCTAGCAACATCCCCGTTCTCTTCTGTTGGGTTATCCAACCAGTTCTTCGCTGCTTCTATAGCTTTACGTGGTCTGTCGTCCTTAGGCTGTTCCATTTCATAAATGTCTATAACCTGTTCCGCTGCGAAGATTGTCAACTTAACGGAATCTGTTTTTGTCCACTTCCAACATTTAACGATCCGCATTTCTTCCCAAACCTCTTTGTCATCTCCAATTATACTTTCTCCCCTACATTCTACCTCTGCTACAATTTCCCCTTGCACATATAAAAAAGCTTCTCCCATTCTCTTGGAACAATGAAAGCCTGCGTTACACATATCTAACTTTCCTATGTGCTTATACCACTTCCCAATCTCCCACGTGTGAGCACCGTATTCCGATTTAAAGCCCTCTCTAAAAAACTTATATCTTTTGTTCTTCATCTTACTTATTAATTAAATAATGTGTTCTATAACTTTCTCCATACGCAATGAAGCAAAGGGTTGTTAGATAGTCAAAATTCCAATCTTTACCCTTATAGTTCATTTCTACAATGTCAAACCTTTCATCTTTTTCCAATTCTTTACAAACACCTATAGAAGAGATTGTTTTAATCTTCCTTCTCATTTGCCAAGCTCTATGAGCTTCTAATGCAGTTGGTTTGACTAGTTTCTGTTTCAACAACCACCCTTTTAATCTATTATTATAAATCATATAGACATTTGTTCAATCTTAAAATTAAACGAGCCAATAACTCCCTGTTTGTCTCTCCCCATTTAAATTCGTACCAGTGGAAAGTAAGCAACTCCCTGATTAGATCTTACATTCTTTCTCCTAAAATAAAATCGATAAAGCTTAGAACCGCATTTAGTACCAGAATAATAACGAAATAAGTAAACAATCCAACCCCTAGCATTTCCAGTATTGTCATTAGTTTAAATCAGTTAAAATATAGGTACCATCATCAATCTTCTTTTGTGTCTCCTTTGTCGTCTCACCTAGAAAGATGTTTCGATATTTACCCGTTGTTCTTGAGTAGTTCCAGTAATTTTCATCAAGAAAGGTCTTCCTTGACGAAATCTGTACAATAATAGAATTATAAGACTGAAAATATGTACAGCCTTTTGTTTCTACGACAAATTGATTACCAACTGGATTACCACTTGGACTCAACATGTTTTTTACCTTGACCATGATATTTCAACTAAACTAATAAACAAATTATAGCACGCCATCATTAACAGATCTTAAAGAACAGAAACAAAACACCCAACAGCAACCAACACAACCAAACACTTATAAGCAAACAAACCATTCTCAGACTCTACCTTCTTAGCTTTCAACTCATTAACTACCCTAGATCTCATCTCACTATAAGTACAGTACTGACCTTTTAAATTCCTCATGATAATACTCCTTAATTAATTATTTACATTCTACCATAACAAATACAATTATACAACACTATTATTATAATAAAGTCCTTGACAAGCTACTATATATATGTTACTATAAGATAACAATTACAAAACAAGCTAAACAAGCCCCCTAATGAACTCAAACCACCCAGTAAAAAGATCAAACAGACCCCCAACAACCAAACAAGCCAAACTAGCCGAACTATACAACACTAACCAACAACTCCCAAAGATCAAACAAAAGAACAATAGCCAACTAACTAAGGAAGCAGGATATAACGGAGAAGGACAATCATTAGCAGCAACAGCATGTTCCACAATCAGAACACTCAAAAAGAAAGGACTAATACAGTCTTTTGAGAATATAGAACTAAATGAAGACTATATAGCAAATACTTTAAAATACCTAATTGATAACGGTAAATCAGTCAATGTTAAAGCCTCAGACGCCATTAATGCACTCAAATTAGCAATGAAAGCACGCGGAGATTTAAAAGAAGTATCGGAGACATACGAACAGACGATTAAGAAGGAGTTAAAGGGCTTAACAGAGACACAGTTATTAAACAGACTACAGGTACTTAGAGAGGCATCTACTATCCAAGAAGGGGAAATAATCGCTTAGAATGACACAGGGAGAGCCATTATTACAGCCTATAGTATAACAAAGGGAATAAAAGTATCCCACCTGTGACAGGATAGCATATAAGATTGATACAGCAACGTTCTTGTTTTCGGTAAAAAGGGGTAAAATGAATAGAGGGGGTAGGTGTTTTATATCCTATAGTGTATAAAGACGACAAAAAAGGTAGAGTTGTTAGTTCTACCACGAATAATTTTATTCGCTCTTTGGACTTTATCTTTCAAAAACCTGCTTAAAAGAGCAACCCAGAAGTTGAAGGTTTTTTATGTCAGACTCATCAATTGTTTTCTTTCCAGTCAATCTCGAGATGACTTCTGCCTTTTCGCTATTCTTGATATACATTAGGATTCTACCGTAGTTTGATTTGGTGTAGTACTCGATTTGCTTGTTCATTTGTTTTCTTTTTCTTAATTAGATAAAAACATTATAGCATTGTTACATTAACAAAACATAAAGTCTGCTTGTTACAAGGGTAAATGTACTATAAATGATGATAGTCTTCTACTATGGGGAGGGGATGATAGTCTCCTACTATGGGGAGGGCTGTTAGTCTCCTACTGGAGGGGGCATACACCCCCCCCACCTGATTCGGTTTCTAATGATGTCTCACACCAGGTGCGTAATATATTTTTTCATAGAGTGAGTAAATAACTTGAACAAGTATAGATTTAGGGACAATGTATTTAGGGCTGATGTATTATTAGAGATAGTAGATACGGAGAGTTATTTAGACATGGATGTGAGTGATTTAGACGGTGCGCATTTTAAGTTAGTAAACGGGGATCATGTAATTTGGTTACGTAGATTTGATTGGGGGATACGTAGGTGGAGTTCGTTAGTACACGAGATAGTTCATTTGGCAGATGGTATAATGAGGAGTCGGGGTATAGGGAATGATACAGAGGTGAGGGCATATTACGTAGAGTATTGGACGGAGAGGATGTTTAAGAGATTACAGAAGGATTACGGTTGACAAGAGGGATAGGATATGTTAGGATTGGTTATATTTAAGAAGAAATTGTTATGTTGAATTACAGTAATGTAGAGGAGGGGGATATAATAGTATCAGATGGATATTACAGAAAGGTAGTACAAGAACACAGGGGATATGTTGTAGTAAGTGAGGGTGTGTCTATGGGGGAATTAGACGCGAATTTAAAAGGTCATTATTTACATATTGTGACTTGGGATTATTTAAACAATTATGGTTACAAGATATTAGAGAAAATTAAAGTCGAGGAAGTTAAGGAGTACAGCATGGATGAGATAGCAGAGGCATTAGAGATAGAGGTAGGGGATTTAAAGATAAAGAAAGATTAATATGTTCAAACTAAAGAAGGATCTAAAAGCAGGAGAGTTGATGGAGGTAGACTTGGGTAACGATCTGTGTGAAGAGGTAAAGGGGAGGAATTCTGGGAGGAGAGGAAATACAAAGAGGGTTATGCGCCTAAGTACTATATTGCTACGAGACTTTCGGGATTTAGTACTGTTGAAACAATTGGTTCGCCACAAATAAATTGTTATTATTTCGGTTCAAGAGACACCGCCCAAGAAGCGATAGACAAATTCGGAGATAAGTTGAAGATGTTGATAAGATGACACTAAGTATTGTATTGAAGTTGCCAAATGTTAATTTATATAATGAGATGTATCAATTGACTAGTTTCATTGAGGCTTTGGCGATTAAGTACGACGGATATTTTAAGATAAATCTAAACGATGATTAAGGTATTAGGAGGGGGAGAGGTAGGTAGTAGTATTTACGATCTTATACTAGAGGCCGGGAAAGATGTATTCCTAGAGGACTTGGAGTACGTGATGTACAAGGGCAAGAAGTACGGGGAACATAGTGTAATGACGGGGGATATTACAGGATTTGGACGCACAGACATCCTGCATGTTTGTATACCTTATAGTGATAAGTTTGTAGAGATCGTTCTTGACAGTATAAAAGAAGAAACGGAATTAGTAATAATTCATAGTACAGTTAAGTCTGGAACTACAGAGGAGATAAACAGGAGAAAGTGTAGAAGCGTTTGTGTACACAGTCCTGTAAGAGGAATACATCCTAATTTGGTAGAGAGTTTAAAGACTTTTGATAAGTTTGTTGGGACAGATGACGTGGAGTTATTTGTAAAGGCAAAGAAACACTTAAACGAAATCGGTATTCCTGTTGCAAACGGGGGGGGAAGTAGAAATACAGAATTAGCAAAGATAATGAGTACGACCTATTATGGTTGGAATATTATTTTTGAGAAAGAGATGAAGAAGTTGTGTGATAAAGAGGGGGTAGATTTTGATATGGCTTATACAGACTGGAATAACTCTTACAATAGTGGCTACATAAGACTAGGGGGAATGGATCACGTAGTTAGACCTGTGTTAAGGGACACGGAGGGTAAAATAGGCGGCCATTGCATAACGCCAAATTGTAAATTAATAGATACGTTTCTAACAAGAACTATATTAGCGAGAGATGAAACATTTTAATGGCTGGAATATTTGGACGGCAAGCCTTATGGAACCGTTTATGTAGGAGAAAGAATATGAGAACAGTAGCAGCATTACAAGCATGGAACAATTTCAGTGCATATTATGCAGAACAACTAGGGAACTATTTAGAAGATTATGATTTTACAATCACATATAATCAAAAGAGAGACTATTTAGATCAGTTTGATATCATCTGGTCATTCTTTCCTACTCGACATCCTAATGGTCTGGAACATAAACTAGTAAAGACTTTCTGGGAACCCCATGAGATGGGGTATAAACTAGGTAAGGTCAACGTTGCATGTTCTAAGTATTCGCATAACATGTTAATAAATAAGGATGAGAATGCAATTCTAGCTCCCCTAGGTTTTAATCCCGAACACTTTTACCCGTCCCGTATTACGGAAGGGAAACTAAAGGTTGGATGGTGTGGTTCTTACAAGAATCCTAGGAAGCAATTTGAAAAATTGAAGGAAGTGGTAGATGACATAGAGGGAGTGGAATTTGTCCCTAACTGTGTAACCATGGACAAAGGCACAATACAGGGCAACTTCGAAATGAATGAGATGGTGGATTACTATAAGACTATAGAAGTTTATGTGTGTGCGTCAGCCTCTGAGGGATTTGGACTTCCTATTATGGAATCGATGGCTTGTGGTAAGCCCGTAGTATCATTTCCTGTAGGCATAGTACCAGATATACATGAGAGAAATCCAAAGGCTATCAGGATGGTAAGTATGAATGATTGGGATGGACTAGTAAAACAGATAGAACTTATCAGAGACGCAGATGTAGACTATGAAGAAACCTGTAAAATTGCCGAGGCTTCGGATTATTATAACCTTAAAAATATCGCCCCAATATGGAAGAAAGTATTTGACAGAATATGAGACTATTTGAAGAGAGAAAAGGAAGTGCACCAATAGTAGGAGAGGTTTTTTGTGAGTCTCATGTAGACCCCACATTCGCAGATTGTCAAGGACAAATAACCATAGGTGACTATGTATTCTGTGGACACGGAGTAAAGATTCTTACAGGTTATCACGATTACACGGAGACAGGATACCTTAGACAAAGGACTGTACGTAGCAAGCCAGTTACGCTAGAAGACGGTGTATGGGTAGCCAGTTACGCCATTATCCTTCCCGGAGTTACAATTGGGAAGAATGCAGTGATTGGAGCAGGAAGTGTAGTAACGAAGAATGTACCGGCAGGAGAGTTGTGGGCAGGCAACCCCGCAAAGTTTATTAAAAAGATAGAAAATGAAGAACTATAGAACAATAGATATTGATAAATGGCAGTTTGAGACCACAGGGGTTCATACAGGCATAATGAGGATCGATCTCTCTAAATGGGGATATGAGCCTAGGGGAGACTACGAACTATGCTTAAAGGTCTTTAGAGACGATTACAAGCCCTTAGAAGAGTTTATGTGGAAGCACACGAACCTAATGGATGCAACCATAATCCAGAACATCCTTCACGAAGAGGGATTTGCCCCTAGGGTTTATGACCTAGTAAAGGTGATGACACCTGTTGGGATTCATTGGGGACAGATAGTAGAGTATCTACCAGATTCCGAGAGAGGAGCCTTCTCGTCCAAGGAAAAGGGGGAAGAGATTAAAAGGGTAATGAAGAAGAATGGGATAGGAATTGTTTCCATAGACCCTAATCCGAAACACAAGTACGTAGATAAAATGGTGGATATGTCTCAACTTTATTTGGTTGACGACATTTATAAGAACGATTTGATAGAACGTTTTACAAAAGATGCTATTTGGGGTTCTAACCCAAAGCCCTATCAGGGGATTAAAGAGTTGGGTATCGAGGGGCAAAGGACTCTAGGACAGAGACTAATTGCTTACGATTTTGATTCGGTAGACTTTAGGGGTAAAACCGTAATAGACTTTGGTTGTTCAGGGGGGGAGTTAAGCAGAGAGGCTGTGGACAGGGGAGCCAAATATTGCGTTGGGATAGATCTTCCAAGGGTGGCTAATGTAACAAGAGAGATGAACAGACTCTTGGGTTATTTTAACATAGACGTAATAGGGGGAGACTTTAGTTGTAAGAAAGAAATTCCGGACGTAGGTCACTACGACATAGCGTTTTACATGAGTACTCAACAGTTAGGTTTTCCAGAGTACTTAAAGGATAGGGTAGACATATTATATTTAGAAGGACATAGCGGAGACCACAGAGAGACCTATGAAGACAGACTTAAAAAGATGTTTAATAAAGTCGAGTTTCTAGGAGGGTCGAATGACCACTCGGTACGTCCAGTTTTTAGGGCAAGCAATGGGACGTAGAATAGCGGCATATTATTTAGCAAGGGGTTTTATTGACGCTGGGGACAGGGTACTAGACATAGATTGTGGTTCCGGAGAAGGAGCGGTTATTATTGCCGACAGGGCTTTTCAGGTTCTAGGGGTTAGTAAAGACATAACGGATGCCATCAGATTTGAGATTAAGGGTTTTATAGAATTTGTAATGTCCGTCCCTAAAAAACAGATGGATGTTGCCATTGCCTTTGGTGAATGGGAACCCGAAGACATTTTAAATATAACTAAACGTTTGATTACAAACAGAGAAATTAATTTTGATGGATGGGTAGAAGTCTGTAGATTTAATCAAGAGACACCCATAATAATTTACGATAAAGAACAATGAAAACAATTACTTCCTCTCAGATACAGAGGAAATTCTCTCAACTCTTCCCAATTCCAAACGAAGGTTACAAGATTACAAGAGATCATATTGTCGTGGCATATCTATTCCCGGCAGACCTTGCAATTAACGTATCTAGGGGCATTGAGATAGATGTAGACACAACGGAACGTGCTAGGGGACGATGTCAAGAATGTGGTGTCCAGAATGTACTGTTTCAAATAAGTAAAACAGATACTCCAAAATATTTATGTGAACGATGTATTGATGCTAGAGAAACTTAAAAAGAACCTTGAACAGATTGACACTAAAGACCTAAAGGAGTCTGAGGAGGCAATGTATGCAGAGGATGAGAAAGAAGGGATACGTGCTACCAAAGAACATCATGAGGAGAAGGAACGTGTTGATGGTATAGGAAAGAACATGATAGAAGAGTCCCTTGGAAAGAAACGGAAATATACAAAATTAGAATACAAGAAGTACTTAGCACAGATTTTTATGTGCTGCTTACGAGATCTTGAATGGCCGTTGGGTTATCAGTGGAGGGTTCTGGTTACACGAAAAGGGATAGCAGTGGCCTTTACGGATAACCACAAACTACTGTATTCCAAGGGTATAGCCGAAACAGGAGAGATAAAGATGGATGTAAATGCAATTAATATGCTTGTTATGAAGACAGAGAATACAATAGAAAGAATAATCAAGGATGAACAGAGAACAACTAGAGGAAGCAATAATTCAGGAGGAGCTAACTTCAAAGGAGTTGGAGGCCAAGAAATACCTCAAAAGCCTATATGATTTTAACTTTGAAGTTCTTGGATTAGAACCTGTTGGAAATTATAGTAAGACACTTAAAGAATTAGCGAATTTTATAGAAAGAAGGAAGAATAAGTTTAAGCTTATCTTATTACCCCGTGGACACCTAAAGAGTACAATCGTAACTGTTGGGAGTACGGTACAGGCTATTGCGGAAGACAAGAGTAGTCGAACCCTAATCTGTTCCGCCACCTATTCAATGGCCGTTTCATTTCTCAACCAGATCAAGAAGACCCTAGCCTATAACGAAGATTTCAAGAAGTATTATGGGCATCTGTCAAGAGACGCTTCTAGGTGGAGCGAGAATCAGATTGATGTAAAAGATCCAGAGGATTCTTATACCACCAAAGAACCAACAGTGACAGTTATGGGTATTGATGGCAACCTTGTTTCTCAGCATTATGATAGAATAATACTGGACGATGTTGTCAGTCGCTCGAATACAGGGACAAAGGATCAGATTGATAAGGTAAAACTAGCATACAAGGATATGCTTGATCTTTTAGAGCCAGGAGGAGAGCTTATAGTAATTGGGACAAGATGGCATTATGATGATTTGTATGGTGCGATCCTTGGAGACAATGATAATCCAGATGAACATTTGGGGAACAATTTCTTAACCTTTACAAGACAGGCCGTAACGAACGGTGACTTAGAGAAGGGTAAGATTTTATGGCCGGCAAAGTTTACGAGAGAGAAGTTGAACGATCTCTATATTGCAAAAGGCCCATATGAATTTTCTTGTCAATACCAGAATGAGCCGGTGGATGATGAGAACGCAACTTTCAAAAAGAGCTGGTTCAAATACTATGATACCGACATGCTTCGGGGCAGAAACCTAAGAACAGTTCTAGCAGTTGACCCCGCCATTTCACTAAAGAAAGAAGCCGACTATACAGCAATGGTGGTTCTTTCAAAGGACCAATTTGGATATGAATATATAAGAGATATTGTGAGGGCAAAGTTCACACCAAAACAAATGATTGACAATATTTTTAAGCTCTATGAGAAGTGGCATCCCACTTCTATAGGGATTGAGATGGTTGCATTTCAGAAAGCTCTGCAATACTTTATACATGATGAGATGCAGAAAAGGCGGCTTAGGCTACCAATAGAAGAACTGCGTCCAGACAGGGGAGATTCAAAGGAAATAAGGATTAGAAGGCTACAACCAAAGTATGCTTCTGGTTCAATTTGGCATGATAGACTATTGCCGCACACGGCTCATTTAGAGGACGAGTTGGTAAGGTTTCCAAAGGCCCCACATGATGACATCATTGATGCTCTTGCATATGCAGACGGAATGTCCATAAGACCTTCTAAGAGAAAAAAAGACGAAGATAATAAAAAATCCACATACCTATACTAATGGCACTTACGAAACAGACGATTAAGGAAATAGCAAGTAGCTCTGGTTATACACCAAGTGATGCTCAAATGGAAAAGATACTTTGGGTTTCCCAGAGACTCGACCAGATGGACGGGGATTACCGTCAAGCCAAAGAAAAAGAGTGGAGAAGCGCAGATGACGCATACAAACCTCCTAGAAGTGAAAATACGGGATGGGAATCCAAGATTGTTCCTCCTCTAACAACTTCAATTATTGAGGCAGAAATATCACATATTATTGAGTACGACACCACTCCGCTATTAGTTGGGAGAACACCAGGAGACGATAAATTCGCTGCTATAAAGCAGAAGATTTTAGAGTATACAAAGGATAAAGGCAAGTTTAAATATCAGCTTTTCCTAATTTTAAAAAGTATGCTTATCAGGGGAGATGGTATTGGATACGAGTTTGTATATAGAGATGCTAGGAAAGTTCAGGTTCCTAAGGGTCTTGATAAAAAGGGAAACATTGAATACGAGGAGGTAGATAAGGTTTTCTTTGAACTTCCTTATTTAAAATATGTTCCACTAGAGGATGTATACTTTGACGAAACAGCACTGGCTTTACGAGGGCCTGATGGATGTAAGGACGCTATTTATGTAAAGTATTATCAACTAGAGGACTTTAAAAACACATTTAGGGGCAGCAAAGATCCACTCGGAAACGCAAAGTTTGTTCGGGGTGGGGGAGAGATTGTAAAGAACTATACCTTTAAAAGGGGCGAGGAACAAGGGGAGTTAGTTGAGGTATTAGAATATTGGAATAGGGGAATTCCCTATGATGCAAAATGGGTTGTTGCAAATGGAGTCTTACTTGAGAATGGGCCTAATCCATACGACCATAAAGAACTGCCATTTATTAAAGTATGCGATGTTCCGGAATTAAACTCTTTCTACTCTACAGGAGAAGCAGAGCTTTTAAGAGATATTCAAAAAGAGATAACTACAATCCGTCGAATGAGACTTGATCGTCAACATTTGCAGATTGATAAAATGTTCCTGGTTGGCGATAGCGAGACAAGCATTGATGACGATGAGTTGACAGTAAGGCCACATGGAATCTTCCATGTAGCAGATGTGAATAATGTTAAAGCCCTTGAATATTCGGACATTAAACCTTCCGCTTATCAAGAAGAAGATCGGTTAAAAGAAGACGCCACCAAGGTTACAGGAATGGACGATAGGATGCAGTCCTCGTCATCTTCTTCTGCAAGAACCGCTACAGAGGCTGCAATTTTAAAGGAAGCAACCTTACAAAGATTGCGCACAAAGTTATTCTTACTAGAAATCGACACTCTTGTGGATTTTACAAGACTAAGGGAATCCAATATGCGACAGTATATGAGGGAACCCAAACTAGTTAGAATCCTTGGGGAGAAAGGATCTCAGGTTTACAAGGACGCTGTTAATACAGCAAAGAAAGAAAGTCTTTTGGCAATGCAAGGGGAAGAGGCTTATAGAAAAGAATATAATACCATTCCAATTGAGGGAGAAAGATTCTATAAAGACAAAGAATCCGGGGATATACAATCAGAAAAGATTGAAGGAAGATCGTTCTTACAAATTCTTCCCGAATACTTAGATCCAGAAATGGATGTAAGATACCAGGCTGCACCAGATTTACCAGTTTCTAAGGCACTGGATGCACAGAGGTTTTCAGAAGTGTATCAAAGCCTTGTCAAGAATCAATCATATGATCCTGCAAAGTTAGGAGCAGAACTATTGAGGGTCAATGGTAAAGATGCAGACGAGTTCAAGGCACAGGGACAAGGAGAGAGTGTACCGTCAGAAGATGTTGCAGACATACAGAAACTTGTTGATCTTGCTTCTCAAGAGAATGAGGATATGATGAACGGTACAGACGTACTCTCAACACCATATGCTACAAGTAAACACACAGAGATACATTACGCATTTATGGAAAGTCCTGATTTTGTAAACGAAAAGGATCTTACAATAATGAGTATATTCACACAACATGTTCTGGGTGAAGCCAAGGCACAAAAACAAAGAGGTGAGGCAAGTATTGCAAACGCTCCTGTTGGAGCCGATGGGGGAGTAGCTCCACAAGGAGTAGACCCAACATTGAAGTCTCTACTTCCAGACCAAATTCAAGGCGGGGGAGAAGTTGAATCACTAGAACCACCAAGAAGAAATAGATGAAGGATATAAAAAAGGACTTAACAAAATACGACAAAAAGGCTTTACAGCAATTTGTACGGCTTGCAGAAAGCCCTTTATGGGATCCTGTACTAGAATGGATTGATGAATACATGAAGCATCAAGCCACAAACTCATTGAAGTTAGATAGTACAAGTCCAGACCTCTCGCCACTACACGCCCAATATAAGGGAAGGGTGCTTAGTGTTAAAAGATTGAGAGATCTTGTCCAGAACTCAGCAGACATAATAGACCAGTCTTCCAAGAAGGCTAAAGGCCAAGTAAAGGAGAAAAATCTTTACTAGTTGCATTTCAGAAAACAAACCCCTATTTTTAAAAACGATAATATATTAGATCGGGATAACCAACAGGCCCCTAGGTAATATGATACAGGGATAATCTTATGACCCCGAAGAAGGTAACAGAAATGTTAAACAAAGACGAACAGGAACAGAACGAACAGAACGAAGAAGAAGGTTCCAAAAGCACCCCCGATAATACTCAGAACGGACAAGGTGAAGAACAAGAGTTGATACTCGGCAAATTTAAAACTCAGGCAGACTTGGAGAAATCCTATACAGAGCTTGAAAAGAAACAGGGTGGATTTGCAGACGTAGAGAGAGAGCGAGACGAATATCGCAAATATGCCACCCAAGTCCAACCAGTAATCAACCAGATTGAAAACGACGAAGACCTTGCAAATATTATAAGGGAGAAGATGGGACTAAAAGTTGAGAAAACTGAACTAAAAGAACAGCCTCAAGTAGAAGTTCAAGAAATCAAACAGAGATTGGATAGGGTTGAATCGAGAGATCGAGTGAACGTTGTACAAGACTTTGAAAAGAAATATGGAATTGACTCACTCGAAGAGGGTGCACGAAAGGAAATAAGAAGTAAGATCGAAGGAAGATTAAATAGATGGGGTAAATCCGCAAGAAGCGGAAACTCTAATGGATTGGCAGGACATCTAGAAGATGCATATGCTCTGGAAAATAATAGTAAACAGATTGAACAGGCCCGAAATGAGGCTATTATTAAAACAAAGCAGAACGAATTAGGTATCTCAGCAGATGGGAACTCAGTAAAAATGGGTTCAACGACAGAGGTAACATTATCACCAGAAGAGCGAGAGACAGCCAGAAAGCAAGGAATTGCTGACAAAGACTATCTTGCAGCAAAAACAGAGATAATGAAAGAAAAGGGCTTGATAAAATAGATTAGAAATATAAAGCTATGGCAAGGTTTGAATTTAGAAAACATTTGCTCGGAGCAATAAACACAGTCACATTACCATTTACAATCGCAAATTCAGTTACGGTTACTAAAGGTGGAGCAGTTTACATCGATGGCGATGGATATGCAATCCCTTGTACAGCAGGTTCGCTTGTTGCAGGTATCGTAATGGCAATTACAGATAAAAATGGTATTGACTTAGGAAACACAAGTGAGACATTGGACGGTACATATACCGCACAATCTGGCTCAACCAATGGAAGCTACTTATCAGCAGATGATAACGAAACTGTCCTAAAAATTACAGTTCACGTAGCATTAGACCCTTATGCAATGTATAAAAACGATGCAGATGGAAGTCTATCGCAAGGAGATGTATTGCAATTTGGTAACTTGATTAGTGCTTATCAGTTAGATGCCACGGATTTTGATTCCCCAACGGGTGGTCAATTTCAATGTATGGCACTTGACCCTGATTCCGAGAGTGATGATTCAATGGGACTATTCCGCATTGCGGAGTCACAATTGTTCCCTTACGCACAACGATAAATTAGTAGAAAAGATTAATGGCAAGGAGAAATGATTTTGGAGATTTATTAGAACCAGGATTTAGAAAGATTTTCGATGATAAATTCAGCGAAATTCCTTTACAATTCCCAAGTGTGTTCACAATAAATTCTTCAAGCAAGCAGGATGAGAAAGATTCTGCCGTATCTGGATTTGGATTGTTAACGGAAACTGCTGAGCAGGATCCAATAACGTACGAAGATCCATTACAAATGTTCAATGTTTCTTATGTTCATAAGAAATATACGAAGGGCTTCAAGGTCTCGAGAGAGATGCAAGAAGATGACCAATATATGGTTATGAACAAGAAACCTGCAGCTCTTGGTAGAGCTTCAAGGAGAACTGCCGAATATTATGCGGCACAAAACTTCAATAATGCGTTCAATACCGACTATACAGGCGGAGACTCGAAGCCTTTGGCTTCAACATCTCATCCACGTGCAGACGGGGGTACAGCTCAAAGTAATGCTAATGCATCAGGAATTGTTCTCAATGAGACCAACCTAGAGACAGCGGCACTTGCAATGAGGGGACAAAAAGATGATAAAGGAATGAAGATTATGGCAAAAGCCAAAACAATCGTTGTTCCACCTGCTCTTGAAAAAGAAGCAAAAATTATTGTCGGATCAAACCTAAGATCGGGACAAACGTCAACAGGAAACGTTAATGATCTAAATGTCTATAAAGGACAATACGAGATCAAAGTTCTTGACTATTTATCAAGTGAAACCGCATGGTTCTTGATGGATGGGGCTCTTGATGAGTTGAATTGGTTCTGGAGAATAAAACCGGAATTTAAGCAAGGTAATGCATTCGATAATGACGAAGCATTGTATAAGGTTCGAGAAAGATTTTCAAGCGGCTGGTCCGATTGGAGAGGTTTCTGGGGATCGAAAGGTGACGCTGGTTCTTATACCGACTAAACCTACAGTTTGGGCCGGGGCAACCCGGCTCTTAGCTTATTTTAACTAGAGGATTATGGCAAAGAAAGAAGTAAAGAAAAAAGAAGCGGTGGTAGAAGAGGAAAAGATTCCTGGTACTACTTCAACAAGTACACCAACAACAACTAGTACTTTAACGAGCAAAACTACATTACCAAATAAAACAGAAGAGATAATTTCGGTAAACGTTACAACTAATGAGGAAGAGGTTGTAGAACATAAGATTCCAAAGGGGGTCTTTATTTTAAAAAATCCCGCAAAAGGTAATATTGATATTGCTTACGAGGGGAAAATCTATAAACTAGGCTCAGGAGAAGAGAGACTGTTTAATGAAGAGGTTGGATCTTTCTTGAAGGAAAGATACCCATTCTTGAAAAGATCTGAATTAACAGCAAAGAATATGGATATAATTGCGGAGGCAGAATCCCAAGTATCTCCATTGACATTTAAGAAACAAAAGAAAAGGGGAACATTTGATCCCAACATATACGACAAGAAGCTAGGGCTTACGGGTAAAGGTGTTGAGGACGATAACTTAAAAGGATAAGAGAAATCCTCTAAACTCTAAAGCGATATTATGATTCAACACATAGAAGACCAAAACGGACATGTTATGCCAGTTGATGGTTACACGGATCCAACAACAGGCAAGACTTATGCCTATGCTCATCACATGACAACGACGAGTACAAGCACAAGTACAAGTACATCAACAAGTACATCAACAAGTACAACTACAACGTCCAGCAGTACGACAACAAGTACAAGTACTTCAACAAGTACAACTACAAGTACGACAACTACATCGAGTAGTACAAGTACTTCAACAAGTACAAGTACTTCAACAAGTACAACTACAAGTACGACAACTACATCGAGTAGTACAAGTACTTCAACAAGTACAACTACAAGTACTACTACAAGTACGTCAACAAGTACAAGTACATCAACAACTACAACGAGTTCTAGCACCACAACTACACTTCTTTAGTCAATCCTCTTGACATTAGTTTCGATGTGTGTTAGTATAAAACAACTCTAATAGTAAATAAACCTTACCTTCGGGTAGGGTTTTTATTTTTAATAAGTATCATGAAAAAAGTTGCAATTTTAACCTCCTTTACATCAGCGGATTGTGCTTACAGTCTTAACAATGTAGTGCAGGATCAGATAAAGATGTTGGTAGATAATGGTTATAAGCCCATAGTAATTGCTAGTGAGGGGTTTAAACCCATTGAGAACTATGCATTACCAGAAGTCGAGATGAGGTTCGTCCCCTCGATTACAAGATCTAATAACGTAAGTGTGGATGAGAAGTTTGATGAGGACGTAAAGAAAACATACGAAGCTCTAAAAGAAGCCTTGAAGGGTATTGATGTTATATTCACACACGATTTAATTTACCAACCTGCGGAATTAAAAACCCATGTAGCGTGTAGAAGGATTGCTGCTGAATCACATCACCGATGGTTACACTGGATACATTCAGCAACCACTCCACATATCTTATTAGATAAATTAAATCTTTCCGGGGAGACAAAAGAGATCTATACTCCATTCTTAAAGAATAAGTTCCCGAATAGTTTTCTTGTTTTTCCAAACGCATATTCAAGAAGAAGGATTGCGACCAATTTCGGATACGAACAAGACGAGGTGAAGACCGTTAACCACCCAACAGACATCTTCACATATATGGACATGCACCCAATGACACAGAAGTTAGCAGAGGGTAAAGATCTTTTATCTGCTGATATGATTTGTGTATATCCAATCAGACTTGATCGGGGAAAGAACGTAGAGGTTCCGATTGAAATATTAGCACAAGCCAAGAAAAAGGGGATGTCTGTTCGCATGATTGTTGTGGACTTTCATTCAACAGGAGGAGATAAAATAACCTATAGGGAATCTTTGAAAAGATTAGGAGCCGATAAAGGCTTAAATGATAACGAATTGACATTTACAAGTGAGTTTGATGAATCGCTGAAAACACGATGTCCCCGAAAGATGGTTAGAGACCTTTTCCTTCTTTCTAACGTATTTATAATGTCTTCTAAAAGCGAATCATATTCATTAATTACGCAAGAGGCTGCAATGTGTGGGAACATCATTCTTATCAACAGAGACTTTCCCCCATTCATTGATGTGTTTGGGGATGCGCCTTATCAGGGACAATTCTCCTCTAACATGGATGCTTTAACAGGGATGGATGGAGAGACGACAACAGAGTTTAATGACAAAGATGCTTACATGTCGGATATGGCAGGGAGGCTAATCTATGAAATCAAGAACAATCGAGTATTACGAATGAAGGATAGGACAAGAAAGTTTAGGTCTTTAGATTATATCTTCAAACACCAATTACAGCCTTTGATAGACTTTCAACCAAGGGGAATTGCAAAAGAAGCAGAGGAAGTAAAAGAAAATATATATCAAGAAGCGGAATTACTATGAGGAATCGATCAACTACGTTCTCGATAATTACACCAGTACGTAATAGACAAGATACCATCAGGAGATGTATGGAGTCGGTCTTTGTACAAACGTATGCTAAGAAGAACTACGAACATATCATTGTGGACGATGCATCGAAGGACGACACCATAGAGCTCGTTAAAAGCGTAAGTTCTATGCAGTCATGTAGGGAACCTATTAAACTAATCGAACAACCAGAACACTTAGAGAGAGCCATTTGTCGAAATAACGGAATGTTGGAAGCAAAACATGATTGGATTTGTTGGCTAGATTCAGACGATGCTTATACGCAAAGATATTTAGAAACGGTAGCACGAGCAATCAAAGAGAATCCAGAAATACTATGCTTTAACTTTGGGTCGATTGTTCACCACAATGACAATCACCATAGTACACGACCCACGTTTTGCCCAAAGATTATAAAGGACGAGGGGAATGGGTTGGGTTGTCACGAGGAGTTTAAGAGCGGTAAGATTGGAACTGGATCCTTTGTCTTTCACAAGTCTGTGTTAGATACTATAGGAATGCTTCCTGAGGTAAGTAGCCCATACGCATTGAAAGACGAAGCCATAAAGGAATTTGGGAAGAACTGGAATGAGAGTAAAGATATATTTGATTTGTATTTAGAGAAAGGTGTAACACTGGGTAATCCTTGGGGAGATGATTATTACATGTTTTACAAGATTACAAGAAAGTTTATAAGTAAACCGTTGGGTATTAATTTGTATTACCATAATGTAAGATAGAACATTTAAAGTTAATTTAAAATTAAAAAGATGGAAGACAAAAAAGAACAAACTTGGCAAGAAAAAGAAAAAGAAGCTAGAGAAAAGATAGAGGCGGATCGAAAAATAGATATTGTCATTACGTCATACAATCGTAGACAGTTTACAGAGACATGTATACGAGAGATTTATAATAGAACAACAACACCACATAGGGTTATTGTTGTGGACAATGGTTCAACAGACGACAGTGTATCATACCTACAGGCTTTAAAACACACAGGACACATAGACGTTCTAATCCTTCTGGATAGAAACCTAGGATTAGAAAGGGCAAAGAACATTGGGCTGTCAGTTGTGAATTCAACATGGTATGTAGATACAGATAACGATATTATTGTTGAGAGCCCTAGAGATGGTACAGATTGGTTAGCAAAGCTAGTGGACTTGATTGCAAGGAATACAGAGTTTGGGGGGATTGCATGTAGACCACAGGTAATGGTGGGAGAACCAGGTAATGCTTTTGATAAAGTTGATGAGGTAAGAGAAGGTAACGCAGGAGCACACGCCCGTATAATGCACACAGACACGATAAGAGATGTTGGGGGATGGAATAACCACTTTACAAACAGAAGCGAGGAGAAGGAGATCAGGGGCCGTCTAGGCAAGGTTCAGTTGAAGACAGGATATGCAAAGAATATAAGATGCATTCATTTGTTTGGAGAGAACTGGGGATATAAAGGAGTGGAACATTTCCATAGAGATATATGGCCACCAGTACAAAGTTACGAATGGAACAATGTTAAAATTAATTGGGAGACCTGTAGAAAAGAAGATGAATGAAATAGTAGAAAAGGTTAAGCTGTTTATTGTATAGCTGCTTATTGGGCCGGGTTATGTATTATTTAAGTTATCAAAACTATTGTTCCCCTTGGAAACGGAAGAATGTTTAGAAATCTTTTACGATCAATGAAGATATATATTGTAGACAGTAATGGTTTCAAGTTCTCGAATATTCTCGCTAGAGGATGGACAAAGATGGGACATGAAGTTAGAAGCTTTCACTGTCTTCATATGCCATTATACGATTGGGCAGACATTGTCTACTTTGACTTTGCAGACAACAATGTAAAATGGTTATCGAAATATGCTAACGGGACTCAGTTGAAAGACAACATTCCATACGACCCAAAGAAAACACATGTGGTAAGATGTGTAGACATAGAGGCTTATGCAGGACATCCGGGGCCAGTAGATTGGACTAAGTTTGATGCTTGTATTTTTATATCCGAACACATACAGAAGTATTGTCAAGATAAATTCCCTAGCTTAAAGGGTGTTAAACAACATCTAGTAAGGTGTGGAGTTGAGACAGACAAGTTTCATATTATAGATCGAGAACCAACTGATACTTTTGATATAGGATTTCTTGGAAGGCTATGGATAGGAAAGAACTTTCCGGGAGTATTGGATGTTTTATATGAATGCAAGAAGCGTTGCGATAAGGTTAAGTTACATGTAAGAGCCGATGGTTATGACCCTGCATGGTGGGAAGCTTTCTGTAAGCACAGGATAAAAGCACTTGGATTAGAGGACAATATAGTTTATTATGATTATATAGAGGATCTCACAGATTGGTATAATAAACTAGACTACGTTATAGTACCTTCTTTTAAGGAAGCCTTCTCTTATGCAGCAGGTGAAGCAGCCGCATGTGGAGTACAACCTTTGATATTAAATTCACCAGAGATGGATAAGACATGGCCAGAGAGTTGGAGATATAACACACCCTCAGAAGCCGCAGCAATAATTATGGGAACAGACTATGATAGGAAAAGGGTTCGCCAGTTCATCTTGGACAATTACAGTGCAGAGAAACATATATTAGAAACAAGTAAAATATGCAAGATACCAACGAAAGATTTAAAAGAAAAACAATAAACACCTTTGTCATTCCCGTCATTCGAGATATATTCATTGAGGACTGTCTGGAATCTTTATGGTCACATTGTGATATGGAGCAGCATAGAGTCATTCTAATTGACCAAACAAAGGATGGAATATACGATAGAATCAGGGATAAAGTACATGCATATGTAAGACCACATAGAAACCTAGGATTTGCCGCCGCAATGAATATGGGTATTAGAATGGCAACAACCAAGTATGTGACGTGTGCAAATGACGATATAGTCTTTATTGACGAAAGATGGTGGGATGGTATCCTTGAAACCTTTGATAGACATCCAGACATGGGAGGAGTTAACCCATTTTCCATATGGGAGACTGGATGGGGTTATGGTGCAAAGCCAGATAATCCAGAACGCATAGCAGAGGTTCTAAAGATATTTGGAAAGCGGGGAAGAACCTTTCAAAGAGGGGGACAGGTATTCTTTTCTTATTTAGAAGATGAAAAGAATATTACTAAAGAGGATATTGACTTTATCAAAACCGTAAGACCTGGTATGATAGACGGAATTGCCACATGGTGTACGACATTTAAAAGAGAGTCGTTGGCACTGAAAGGGTTATTCGACGAACGATTTTATCCGGGTGGGGGAGAGGACTATGACATAGGGGGAAGGTTTTATGATAAAGACTATCCGTATGTAGACGCAGGAAGACTTAGGGTTTGTGCAACGTCTAATAGTTGGGTACACCATTTGTGGTCACAATCAAGATACATGGAAAAGAAGGACGCAATGGAGGGTTATCCAATTGAAGCGGAGCGAAGATGGAATAAGCTTGGGGACTGTTGGCCAGAAAAAGAAGACAAAGAAGATAGACACAAAAACCATTGTTTTAATGGTCATCCAACTCTTTCAAGAGGTAGGGTGGGTAATATTTATACAGTAGACTTATGAAAAAACAAATAGAGAATGCGATCGAGAATATTAATATCTTAAACAAGGCTTTAGGCGATATGGTTGCAACGAGAAAAAATCATGAAATAGTAACGATTGCAGTTATTCAAATCTTAAATACACTTAACGACTGTAAGGGAGAGTTCGATACGCATACTGCCCCAGAGACTGGCGTGGAGAAGTAACTGGAATTTCAGAACATAAACAGATAATTTATCCCTATATATAAACGTATAGGGATTTTTATTGACGACAACAAGTACCACAACAACGTCGACAACTACGACCAGTTCAAGCACAACTACTACAAGTACTTCGACAACCACAACTAGTACGTCAACCACGACCACGTTACCATTACACTTTAATGAACGGGATGGGCAGTTCTATTCTTCTGGAATACTTTTGAGAGATTCGGACGATAAGATTGCATTTAGATTTACCCCTTGGCAAACAACACGGATAAGTGAGTTATATCTTTATTTGTCAAAAAGTGGAACTTCACCAACATTTAGGTTTGGGATACAATCCGATAATGCAGGAGAACCATCGGGATCTTTTCTAGCTAGTGCAACCGGTACAATCAGCTCTTCGGTGGGGGGTTGGAAGAAACTTGTCCTTAGCGAATATGCAGCATTAACAGCCGGCGCAACATACTGGATTGTAATGGAACATTCTAGTGGAACTATAGACGGTTCAAACTATGGTGTTATGGGGATGGCTAATAGTAGCGACTCCACATGGGTTTTTAACGATATAGAGGGAGACCTTGCAGTATTTAGTTATAACGGCTCTACTTGGTCAGAAGAAAGCTCTCATACCCCCCTCTTCGGGACGGAAACATTGATTGGGCAACCCATAATTAGATTCGACCTCTATCCAACATACAGCATAAATGACTCGCAGTATGTTAAGTATGCAGAGAAGGTTAAATTTGCAGAAAACAAAACAGTTGCAAGCATCAGGTTTAGCATACGAAAAGAAACGGAGGGTGTTGACGATGATCTATACTATGAGATAAGAGAAGAGGACGACACGCTTTTAAGAAGCGGAATTGTCGTAAAACACACAATGGCCATTTGGGGCAACAATATGTGGGCAGAGGCTAACCTCAGCAGCCCGTTAACCCTGATAGCAGACACCTACTATAGGCTGATATTGTATTCTGAATCCTCGATTGGGAATGAATGGTATATCAATTATGCAGAGGTTTCAATAAGTGGGGAAGAGTCTCCACAACAGGAGAATGCGGGATATGGGGGACAGCATTGTTTTTTAGATAAATATGTGGATAGCGCATGGGGAGGATTAGGGGGAGATGCCGTTGAGAAAGATTTATTGTTCGGTATTGAGGCAACGAGCACGAGCACAAGCACTTCAACAAGTACGAGTAGCTCAACAAGTACGACTACTTCGACAAGTACAAGCACCTCTACTTCAACTAGTACTTCTACCACAACTACTAGTAGTTCAACAAGTACTTCTACTTCGACCACAACAACAAGTAGCTCTACCTCAACATCAACTAGTACGTCAACCAGTACGACCACTACATCGAGTAGTACCAGTACGACCACGAGTACTTCAACGAGTACAACAACAAGTACGTCAACAAGTACTTCTACCACAACAACACTTGCGTTTATATTACAGGAAACGGGAGATGTTATTTTACAAGAAACAGGAGATAAGTTGGCACTTGAACAATTGGGCACAACTACCTCGACAAGTACAACAACAACCAGTACAACCACTACAAGTAGTAGCACTAGTACAACTACAACAACCAGTTCTAGTACGACTACGACTAGTTCGAGTACATCAACAAGTACAAGTACATCAACAAGTACATCAACAAGTACCTCTACTACCACACTCTCAATTGAGTTTGGTAGTTTAGGGATAGATATTATACAGGACAAATTTACATATAACTTAGACACAAAAAACTAATGGCAGATTTAAAAATTACAGAACTTACGGAATTAGAAGCACCGACAACAGACGATTTGGTTGCAATAGTAGATAGTCCCGCCAGTTCACCAATAACGAAAAAGGTAACGGTGGCTAATCTACTTGCCACATCGGTAGACGGTTGGATGGTTGCTGGTGAAAGTTGGACTTCTCCATCCTTTGCAGATACAAATGGAGAATCAACATTAACAGTGACTGTACCAACGGATGCGACTACAAAATATCAAGCAGGTATGAGGGTCAAATTCACACAGGATGCTACTGAAAGATTTGGAATTATAACAAAAGTTGCAGCGACAGAACTAACAATATTTATAGACACGGATTACACGCCAACGGGGAATGCAATAACTCTTCCTTTCTTTTCTATGATGAAAACTCCGTTTGGTTTTGATGGAAACCCTATAAAGTGGAGAGTTATAACAACAAGTACTGCTCTAAGTCAACAAGTTAATCCAACAGCTAATGTTTGGTATAATGTGGGCTCTCTTAGTATTACAGTTCCAATAGGTGCGTGGGAAGTCTATTATAAAGCGAATATGCTTGCAGATAGTGATTCGGACGAGGTTGCGACTAAAGTAACATTGTCAACAGCTTCTAATAGTGAAAGTGATAAGGCTTGGACAACTCAATTTTATGGAAAATCATTAGATACTACTGCTGTTTGGTCTTCTACAAGAAAAGGGAGAGTTGCATTAACGACTGCTGATGTTTTCTATTTGAATATATCAACAGATAAAACAATAGGAGCGGGTAAGATTATCGCTTTTTATGGAACGGAATCTACGATAGTAATTGAAGCTACTTGTGCTTATTTATAATGCCATACTCACTATTTGGGACACTCTGGAAGAATAAATAAGAAATAACTTATGAGTTATTATATATTACAGGAAACAGGTGATGCTATCCTCCGAGAGCAAGGAGACCATATACTCCTGGAGCAAACGACTACGTCTACTAGTACTTCAACGTCTACTACGACTACTTCAAGTTCTACGTCTACAAGTACTTCAACCAGTACAACTACTACATCTACTTCAACAAGTACATCAACTAGTACAACTACAACACTTCCGTTCTTCTCAACACTAACAGAAGATTTTAATGATAACAGTTTAGATTTTGACAAGTGGGGCTATTGGGGTTCTTATGATGCAGGTGTTGCAGAAACTAGTCAACAATTAGAGCTTACCACAAAAGCTGTTAATGGAGCTTATCTTGGTTTAATCACAGACCTGATTTATAATTTGACAGGAAGTTCCGTTTTCGTTGAGGTTGTTAATCAAGGCAATCAAACTCTGGAATCTTTTGAGGGATACCCTTTAACCTTAACAGACGCAGCAGAATCAAATTATATCGAGTTTAATATAATTGGCGGTGTTTTAAACGTATATAAAAGAGTTTCTGACGTTTCAACAAAACTAGCTTTTGACACATTCGACTCTGTAAACCATAGGTTTTTACGAATCCGAGAAGATAGTGGAACTACCTATTGGGATACTTCTGCAGATTGTTCTTCTTGGACAAACTTTCATTCGGTAGCTAATCCTATTACAGTTACAGCACTTTATGCAAAATTAGCAGTTGGAACATGGCAAACAGAAGTTTCTACAACCGACTTTATTCTTGATAATATAAATGTGGTAACTACAACCAGTAGTTCTACATCAACGAGTACTTCTACCAGTACAAGTACTTCGACTTCTACTACGACTACTAGTAGTTCTACCAGTACAAGTACTTCGACTTCTACTACGACTACTAGTAGTTCTACCAGTACAAGTACTTCGACTTCTACTACGACTACTAGCAGTTCTACTTCAACAAGTACCTCAACTAGTACAACTACAACCAGTAGTTCTACAAGTACAAGTACTTCGACTTCTACTACGACTACTAGTAGTTCTACCAGTACAAGTACTTCGACTTCTACTACGACTACTAGCAGTTCTACTTCAACAAGTACCTCAACTAGTACAACTACAACCAGTA